TGCTCACGAATTGCTTGTGGATCTTGTTGTGTCTGTGGTTCTTGTATTGGTGTAGTTGTTGGTTGTACTGTGGATGGTGGAACAAATGGAACTGAAGGATTTGATGCTATATCAGATGATGGAACAGACTCGTTTTTTGCTATTTGTAAACTTTTATCCGCCATCAAAAATATTTCACCCGAGTTTGGATCAAATTTCTTAAGATATAAATATACTGTTGAATTTTGATTTCTTAATGCATCTTTAACTAGTCGTGTTACTTGATCTGCTATTTTTACATTTGGTCCCACAATTGTAGATGCAACTCTTTGTAAATTTTTCTTTAATACAATATCATCTGCTTGAGCATTTAAAGGTACTTTTTGAAGTTTTGATTTATCTCTTGGATTAACAAGAACAACTCCTTTTAAACTTGGTGATGGTGGAGTTTCTGGTTGCTGTGGTTCTTTATCTTCTGGTTCTTCTGGAGTCTCTTTTGGAATTTCAGGTTGATCTGCTGTTCCTTGTCCATCAGCAGGTGGCGCTGCTGCTCCCTTAATTTCATCATCTGCTTCTTCAAGATTTTGATTGGATTCATCCATATTATCTGGAATAGGAGGCCATTGTTTATGAAGCATCTTTTGTATTTTAGATTTATTTCTTTTCTCAAATTCAGCAGCCGTTTCATTTCCAGATGGATTATGTGGACTTTGTTTATTTCTAAAATGAATCATTTTTCTTTTTTCTGCTTGTGCAGGAGTTTCATTTGCTCTAGGCCATGCATAACCATCATCCTGATAATTTGCTTCTTTTATAATAGTCGATTGTTTCAAAACTTCTCGAACGCAGGTTCGTACTAAATATTCCAATAGTTCTTGTTTCATAGATGATAATCGTTACAGTTTATAAATATAATCGCTCTACAGCAAAGTATCAATAAAAACCCCGCCAAAAAAGGCGGGGTTGAAATATAATTAATAAAATAGAAAAATTATTTAATCTCTATTTTACGTATTTCTTCTCTTTTTTTATCAGGAACTTTTTTTGGCAATGAAATTTTGAGAACTCCATTTTCAAACTTGGCGTCTAACTTGCTTTGATCAACATTTTCTCCAATTACAAACGACCGACAAAAAGATGATCTTTTAAGTTCTTTATGAACAATTTTCTTGGATGTCGTATCCACAACATCTTGTTTTGTTCCCTTAAGTCGAAGAACTCCATTATCAACTTCAACCGATATCTGTTCTTTAGTCAATCCAGGAACCTCAGCTTCAATTGTGATTTTATCTTCTCCATCAAACACATCCGCTTTAGGATATGTTCCCTTTTCAAAAAAATCATCGCCAAATCCCTTAAATAAAGATGGAAACGATTCATTGAAAAATTCATCAAATACTGATGAAAATGGAGTGAGAAACTCATCCCGATCAAATGATGGGACACTCGAATTATAACGAATTACTGAATTTTGCATATATCAACTATCTTTCTTCTTTATTAACAACATTATTGTCTGTTAATCTGTTACCCCATTAAAGAGCGTAACATTCTATATATAGCATATTCCAAAAGAAAATCAACTTTTTATATTTCACTAGAAATTTAAAGAAGGATGCTTTTCTTCGTGGCACTTATCACAAAGTGTTATTCCAGATACCTTATTGTTAATATGATAATCAACTATTTTTGATGCTATAGACTTCTTAAACTCAAAATCTATTATCACTATATCATCAACCATATGCTTCTTGACAATCTCACACATCTTCTCTTTATCGTGATGAACATGTAATCTCCCATCATTCCCACCACATTCTACACATTTAAACCCATCTCGTACAAGAATCGGATACTTCCATTCATCATATAATCGTCTGTCCGTCCTAGCAAGAATATTAATTTCTGATACCCCACCTTTCCATTGAGAATGATTAGAACCACTTAAATCTGGAATAATTCCATTTGATCTATATTGACTCATTCTTATAGAATACTCATCTCGTATTTCAGGAGTATATGCCTTGGCTCGTAATTCTCCATTTAATTTAACGCTTTCATTGATTTCTTTATTCAACCCTTTATTCCATTGTACACGTTCCCCCGTTGCATATTGTTGTCGTCTTGTTTCTGCGGATTTCATTTGGGCAACTATATTTGATCCCCAATTGTTGTGAATACGACTATAATGTCCTTTACAAAGTTCACAGAACATTTTTAATTTAAACGACCATTTCACTCGCTGTCCACACCCACATTTACATAGGGGCCATATTCCATTTAAATAATAATCTACATAAAATTGTTCGGATGGTATTCCATGAACTAAATTGGCATGATAACTTAATGACCTATATTTTTCAAAACTTTTTTCACAGTGTTTACATTTATATTCGTACATAAAAAACCCTTCTGCATATAACTATAACAGAAGGGTTTGAAAAGTCAAGATATTTATTTACGAGTATCTAATTTATTGTATGACTAAGCAATATTAGCATAATCATAAGTCAATATTGTAAAATTGCGTAATCATACGAAAGTTTAAGTGTAATAGTAACAGGATCACCTGAATCGGTCCAATTAAGTTCACCGCCATCAAAACTAGTAGGAAAGGCACCTTTCAGTGTCCATTCTTCTACTTTATCACCGACTGGACCAAGAACATTAATGGTGACTTCTTTTTTATAGAAGTCTTGGTATCCATCACGTCCAGTAACTGATTCGTGACTTAATCTAAACCATTCAAATACTGATTGTGCAGATGATGGAACGATTGGGTCATAAAGTTCTAATGTAATTTCTTCCCAAGTAGTTTTTCCTTTATAGAATGATTGTAAATTAATATAATCTATAGTTTTACGTTCCTGTGACCATTTTGGTCGATCAGTTTTACGAATCACATATGATGCCACACCATCAATGTACATTATGAAACGAGTCTTTGTTTTTGTTTCCCAAATTGTGTAAAACATTTCATTGTTAGTTAGTAAGTCCATATTATAATTCTTTCAGTATTCTTGGTCAATATATAAATATAAGTTCATATTCAAATAAATATAAAATATTTATTTTTTCACATAAGGTTCTATATGTTTATCGAGGAGATTATATTGATGACCACCTTGTTTAAATTTCACGTTATAGATATAATTAGATCCTTCAGCCCATTTTTGGTATTCATTTGGTATTTTTTTATTTGTTATTATGCCGACAGTACCTTTTGGGACTTGTATAATTCCGTTATTATAAGGATCGATATCTATTTTTGCTGTTACTTTACTACCAACTTCTCCTGGTTTTATTAATGATTTATCCATTACATAAACATTATCGGGATTATATACACATATTTGATCCCCATCTAATAATCTATGAATTCCTTTGCCTTTAAACCATACAGCATCATATTTTTCTTTTAAGTGTTCAGTAAGTTTAACTGTTGCGTGATATCTTCCACATTCTCCTTGGACTGCTAGTTTTGGATCATATCCATTTTCAATCCACCATTGCATCATAGTTCTCGGTGCTCCGAAATTAATTGATTCAACCACTGGAACATCCAAAAAATATACTCTCATATTTTTTGTGGTGTCGCCTGCAAATTGTTTTGCAATTGATTTTACAGTAGTAAAATAAATTCCAAATCCCAAATGATGAATTGGAGGAGGAATATTATCATAATATGGAGAACTTCTATATCCTTGTGCCATTCCAGATGTACCATACAATCCTTTTATTATTTTAAATCCTTCCTTATCTATTTTTCCAAGATTTTCTTGAGAAGTACCATGATATACAGGACCAAAAAATTTATTATCAAGTGCTTGTTGCAATGATATTTTTTTAATATCTTCCGTTATTAAGGATTTGAGTGAGATCATATTAATATCTTATATCGTCTAATAATTTATTAAATCGATGTTCTATTGGTATATCCGATTCTGCTAATTTAATATTATGTTCATCAAAGATTACAAATGATGGAAATATTCCAAAACTATTATCATAATCTGGAAGTATAACAGCATCATATCCATTATTTTCGGCTGTCATTTGAATATCCATCCATCTTTCCGAAGACCAATCTCCTTCATAATCAAACATTTGTCCTCCTGATAATACAGACCAAGCATCTGTTTTTTCGCCAGATTGTCTATCAACCCATTCATCAAAAGATTCTCCCCATTTTTGGA